TTAGGAGCTTTGCTATCTGCCATAAAATCACCTACTTAATTATTTTTCTTTTGCTTTTTCAGCTTCTATTGCTTTTTGTTTCTTTAATAAGTTAAACCAGTTATGAAGTTCAAAGATTGTCATTTCATCAGAGTCTTGTTTACTAATATTACCTAAGTAAGATAATATAAATTGTATTTCCATCATGTAATTAATTTCATTCTCTCTAACTTTATAAAATGCTTCCTGTACTTCTTCATCTAGTTCATCTATTTTATCAAAGCCTAATTCATAAATTTTTATCAGGCTCACGAAACAAGTCGGCATTAATGCCTAGACCTCCAGTGAATGTGCTTCCACATGATTCGCATTCAATCTCAAAGGTTGTATCTAAACCAAATTTAAATTCTAATTGACTTGTTAATTTAACAAATTCATTACCTGGTAAGTTGTCTAAAAATTCAATAATTTCTGATATTGATTTCTTCTTACCATTAATCTTTTCAATCATTGCAGCTTTAAGTAATGCATAAGACATACCTGGATCAATCTTAATCTTGTCCTTATATGTATTTATTTCGTCCCAGACGCGTTTGTTTGGTACACGCTTACTTATTATATCCCCTGTACCCAAAGTGATCTCAGAGGTCAAATCTGCTTCTTCTAATAAATGTAATTCTAAATCATCATAGTTAATTACATAATTATGGATCTTACCACACTGAGGACATCTTACTGCTTGTTCTACCTCTGTACCGAATGTTAATATTCTAGTTCTATGTAGAATAAATAACTTATCTTGATCTGGTAATAAATCTATATTTAAATCTTCTGTTACTACATTAGAAATGATTGCTTCTATAGCTGCATCTGTTAGTGAACTAAATAGTGTAGAAATTTCTCTACCCTTCATACCTCTAACTGTAACTTCTTTTGGTATACCTTCTAATAATCCATTTGAAGGTAATATAACTTTTTCAATATTATTCATTTAACTTCTCCTTTAACGTTTTAAAAATAGAAGAGGGCCCAAATAATATGAGGCCCTCGAGCTACGAGTTTATTTTTATTATTTAATTAAAACAAATCTACCATTAAGTCTACTTCTTCGAATGATACCTTTTCTGCATATGTATCTAAGATTTCATAAGCTGTATCAACACGCTCATCAAAACTTAAGTCATTATCATATAGTGCATTATTAAATGCTTCCATTACATTGTCGTAATCTTCAATATCACATAAGTAAACTTCAATTACTTCATTGTTATCGTAGTCAGTTAGTACTATTGCTTTTTTCATTAGTCTGACCACTCTGCATCTTTACTGTCGTAGTATTTAGGTTTTAATGGACTTGGATCAATTTGAATTGAGAACTGCACTCTCTTTTGATCACCAGATTCAGCATCTAGCTCACCTAAGTTAGTATCAGAAATCCACATACCATTTACTGTCCATCTTCTTTGGTATCTACCATCAGAAGCATACTCAGTAATGTAACCAACTTTTTTATATTCTGAAGCAAGACCTATTGTTCCTGTTTCAGTATCATATGTTTGGTTAAACCATTCTAATAATGTGTCTAGTTCTACTCTAGAAAGTGTATCTAGAATTGTAATCTGTCCACCTTGCCATGTAGCAACTCCTGCTAATTTAATAGCATCATTACCATGTCTTAATTCTAAAACGTTTAGGCTTACTTGAGGTAAGAACGCTTTTTGAATCACTAAATCTAAACTGTTACCATCTTGCGTAATATCTTCAATATGAACAATAAAGTTATTATTCTTACGGATATCACCAAGTAAACCAGTTAGTCCTCTAGTTGAAACATTTTTCATTATAAGTCACCTCCGACTAGTGTAACATCATAGCTATCTTCTTCTACTTGGATAACTACGTTGAATGCAATATCTTCAATTACCCTTACAGGTAAGAAACTTACAAATGCTTTAAATAAACCGTTTTGAATGTCTTCTTCTGTCATTGTAATTCCTAAACCAACCTCTACATGATAATCCTCAATACCCTCGCTAGCTAGCATATTTTTAAATAATCTAGTTGCTTTTGTATCAAATATATTCCATGTTTTACTGTTGTTTGGTGCATATTCTAATGAGTATGCTAACGCTTTTAATATACGTTTAACCCATAGAGCTTCTGTAACAACATGACTTCTGATTAATGGATTAGATGCATCTTCTGTAATATGTAAAGTATTTTGAGAAACAAATAAGTTTCCTACACCAACCTTAGTTACTAATACATTTATGTTTTCTGCTTGGAATGCAGTCTTTTCTGATGTGCTAAGTGTTCTTAATACTTTAACAAATTCATTAACCATTCCATATGTTTCACCAGCTACAGGTAACCATGGTGTTCCTGCATTTAATAATTTTACTTTTCTTACAAGTGCTGCAAGCGATGCTGGAATACCAACAAAGTCTGTAGCTTCTGCGTATTCCGCTAAATCCCAATCTATATACTCATCACCATTGCCTGGTGTTCCATCAGGGTCTACCTTAGTAGATTCTACATTAAAGTCTGATGGTATTAGATCATAAGCACTTGAGAATGTAGGAAGGCCTGCATTAATAAATAATTCTAGTTTAGCTGATGCTGCTGTACCAATTGCTGTTTTAATAGTTTCTACTTCTGATGCTAGAGTAAATGGTTCTAAGTCCATATATAATTGAATATCATTTGATTTTACATGATTTAATAATAATGATTCTGTATTAGTAGCATCAATAAAGTCATAAGGTACTGCAATTAATTTATAATTTAATACTTCTACATCTTCAATTGCTGTAATATCTCCTGCTGCTATTGTTCCTACTGATGTTACTGCATAACATAGTAGGTTTACCCCTGCTCTTAATAAATATTCTGCACTATATAATTCTCTTGCTTCTTTTAATACTGTCGCATCATTAACACCCTCGTCAAGAGTTGTTAATGTGAAGTTATCATATAAGTCTTGTAAAGAGTTTACTCTAATAACTCCTGATTTTCCTGCAGCATATCTAGCATTTTTAAATATGATTAGTGTTAAGCTATCTTCATTTATACGTGGTACTGTATTAGCAACACCAACATTTACATTTATTGCCATTTATATTACTCCTTTATTTTAATTTCTTATATAAGTCTGTTAGACCTAAATCTTTAACTACACCTTGCTTAATAAGCTTAGCTGCGTTTGGTGGTAACTTATTTCCAGACATGATATCCATGTTGGTCATTTTAAAGAATGCTTTTAGAAAGTCACTATCTTTATTACGTCTTGCTTCTTTTACAAAGTTAGGCATAGCTTCTGTGACATTATAATTAACACTTTCTTTAATGTTACCTTTACTTCTAAGTCGATTAAGTTTTATCTTATAGTAAGCATTAACTACACCTGTATAACCTTCTTGATAAGCCTCAATGATATAACTTGGTGCTTTTCTCAGTTCTAAAGCGTGCATTGCTTCACTGTATTTCTTTCTGTCAAATATAATTAATTTCATATTTCAAGCTCCTTATACTTGTTCATTGCTGTCATCATGCTCTACAGCCACATCAACTTCAGTTTGATCAATACTCTTAATTTCTTTGAAGTTTACTATTCTTGCATTTGTTATTTCATATACTAATGAATAATGATAAACCCTATCACCATTGGTAAACTCTGATTGTTCTACTGGACCATTATTATAAATGATATCATATGATTCTTTATATTCTTGACCTGTATTACTATCTACTTGAGCTACTTCAAGAGTTGATGCAAAATTAAATGCTTGCATAAGATGCTCTGTAATATCATCTAAAGATTCAGGTGACTTTGCATATATATCTAGTTGATAAGGTAGATTCACTGATATGAACCTTGCCATATTAGATTTGCTTTCTACACTGTCATAAAAATACTCTATACCTTGTTTTCTAGCTGCAAAGTTTTGATTCTTATTTAAACTAAAACCAGAAGGTCTATAAATAGATATCATTGGAAATTTTAATACTATGTCTGGAAAATCTGTTTGATCTACCAATTCAAATGCTACATTATATATAATAGCTGTATTTGCATAAATTGTATTAGAGTACCAAGCTTTTACTTTATTTGTAAATGCTATATCAAAATCTTTTAACATGCTTGACCTCTCCTATCAATTTTTTATCTTTCTAATAAAGTTCTTAAGAATTTAATAAGTTGTATAACTTCACTTTCATTCTTATGTAATTTATAAAATCTAAGCACACCATGAAACATATATGATACTGTTTTGTTTGCCATAGAATATCCTATAGAATATTCTTTACCATTTATCTCTAACATAAGTACTGGATGAAATACTTTTTTATTAATATATAATATTCCTTTTTGATCTAATTTTTTAAGTTTATCTGCAGAATACTTTTTTAACCATACTTCATAGACTTCATAACCTTTGAGTTTAAGCCCATACTGTTCTATAGTTGGTCTTTTTTGTTCAACAAGTGCAGCAACTCTGTCTGCTGTTGTTTGATATTCTGTTAGTAATGCTGTTACTGCATGCAGTGCATTTAAATGTATACTCATAAATACCACCCTACTAATTCTTCGCCATCAGCTTTTACAACACTTACAAAATAAGTGTCAAAGCTAAGGTCTCTACCATACTGATCATAGTCAAAATGCATTTCTTTTGAATCTTTACTTAATTCATCTATGCTACCTAAAACATCTTCAACATAGTGTAAGCCTAAATCATAATGAGACATATCATCTAGCATATTAGCATATTCTGGATTATCTTCTCTTATATCTTCTATATATCCATCGAGATCTAAATCTCTACCAAGTGACTCATAATCAAAATATGGATCCATTTCTGAAGGAAAGCCAAATTGTTCAATAAATTCATAAGCTAATGTGCTATCATCGTCAGAACCATCACTTGATTCTATAAAAGTATAATCTACATACTCAATATCTTCTTCTATTAATTCTTCTATGCTACTTACTAATTGATGTTCTAACATAAGTTCTACATTTAATAATGTTTGGTTATCATCAATAGCGTCTAGTACATTTTCTTTTAGTTCTAATAGTAATGCTAGGTTTGTATATTGGAACCAATAGTAGTCAAAGCTAAGGTTAGATTCTACATCTACAAGTTCCCAGTCAAACATTGGATTTACTACTTTATTCCATTCGGCTGTTACTTCTTCAGCTGTATTATTTACTAGATCAATCCAACCAGATTCACGGCCATCTTCTAAGTTTCTCACAACAAATGAGAATGATACATATTTATTCATCTTAAGTCTCCTTTTAGTCTTCTACATATTATAGTCTGTTAATTATATAATGTGACTAAATTGCTTCATAGTGTACATTTATAATTAAGCCCTTATATAGAGATAGCCCTAGATAGGACTATCCCTCGAATAAAGGTTTAATTGTTTAGATTAAACGTTAGGCAGGCATACCTGGAGCAGTTGCTTCATATGCATCGTCACCGATAGTACCTAGAGCAGTATCAGTTCCGTCTTTACTAATTAAGTAAACAGGTTGTGCCATTGGGTTATTAATGATTGAACCTTTAACAAAGTAATCAGCGTTTGTTACTAATTTACCATAAGACATAGTATAAGCACGGCGGATAACCATGTCATCTAATGTCACAGGTGTAGTAGCTACAACTGGAATGTAAGGTGCAAAGATAATACCAGCATCTAAGTTGTCTTTTTCATTCTTGTAAATAACTGCCCAGTCATTATCAGCTAAGTCAGGAATTGCAATAACTTTGATGTCTTTTAATTTACCAATAACTGAAGGACCACCAATTTGTGAACCAAAGTCAGATCCCTTGAAGTCAGGTAAAGTTTCAACGATAGATTGTGCAGCAGGTCCTACTAGTAAGACATTACCACGAACACGTTTAGATACTTTGAAGATGTGGTTTGACGCACCAACAATAGCATCTCTAAATGATTGTTTGTGGAATTCATATAGACCATTTGCAACACCAGCTGCTTTATTCCATACGATTTGTACAGGAGCAGCATTCATAATTTCAAATACAAAGTCTAAGTCAGCTTCACGTTTTAATTCGTACATAGCAGATTCAGCTAATTTGTCTTCTAGTTTAACACCAAATTGTGCTTCGAAACCGAAACCAGCTTGGAATGAATAGTTAGTTTTAACTGTTCTAGCTTGTGCAACGATATCACGTGAGTCAATATTTGCATTTAATTCAGGTACTTGTGTTGGAGCATATTTGTTGTCATATACATAACTTAGTTTAGGAGTTGTAGTAGGTAATGAAGCAAACTTCATAGTTACTGTAATTTCTGAACCAGAAATAGTTACTAAACCAGCTGTAATTGCAACGTCAGTTCCATTGTCATCTAAAGTACCAGTAAATTCTGTGTCACTTGACCATACTAATGTAGCATTTTCTAATACAACAGATTTACCGATGAATGGTCCCCAAAGAGCAATTGTTCCTGAACTATAATCATAAGCAGGACCAGTACCATCAATTGTTAATGTATCAGCAGATACTTTTGCAAGATTAATTGTTTGAGACGTATAGTCTTTATCAGTATTAATCTTGAATGGGCTAATTAAGACGTCACCTTTAGTTACGTCACCTTTAGTTGATCCAGCTACTGTTTGATAGTAGAATACCATTGCTTTTTCTGTTTTGATTGGTTGTGTTGATGCAATTTCTGGAACGATTAAGTTAGGGAAATAACCGAAGAAAATGTCAAAATAAGTCTTCATTAAGCCAACGCCAGCACCATTATCAACAACACCTGTTACTGAAGGACCAGCTTGTGTAGCTTCTTGTAATGTTCTAACTGCATGTACCATGTTTTCTGATAAAACAGTGTATAAATGCTTTTGAGCTTTATTTTCGAACTTATCTGTTCTAGCTTTAATAGCTTCTTTGATAGTTCTAGGTTCTTGACCTTTACGATTAGTAGTTTCTTTAACTACTTTTCTTTCAGCAGCTTTTCTTTCAAATACAGTTCTTTGAACTGGTTTTTTAGTTACTGCTGCTTTTCTTGCTTCTAATTTTTGTTTTCTTGCTTCTTGTCTAGCTTTCGCTTTGCGTTCTTCTAGAATTTGAGCAATTCTTTCTTTTGAAACAGCCATATTTTTAAGTCTCCTTTATGTTTTTATTTTGGATGTTTTAACTTCGACTTAATCAACTACACTGTTCTGTGCTAACTATAATATATTTTATATCTCTTTATGTTTATGAGATTGTTTACCTTTATTAAGCTTCTAATGATGCAAGATATTCTAATTCTTCATCAGTCATGTTTTCTAGATCATCTTCATCAATATCTAACATGTCTTCATCATCTTCATTATCTTCTTCATCTAATTCGTCTTCTTCATTATCGTCTTCATCAGCTTCAGGATCTAATTCTAATTCAGGATCTTCAACTGGTGCAAATGCATTTTGCATTACATCGATTAAACGATCTAACTTTTCAGCAATAGATGCTAATAGATCTTCTTCAGCTTCATGATGTTCTTCTTCATCATCTACAGGATCTTCTTCATCCTCAGTTTCATCTTCTACATCGTCTTCAAGATTTTCTTCATCATCTACGTCGTCTTCATCTAAATCAAGATCTAAATCTAAATCGTCTTCAGCTTCTTGAATAGGTTTTTTATTTTCAGCCACAGTGCCACTCTCCATATTCTTTAATTCTGTTAAAACTTCTTCGTAGTCCTTTTCTAAAACTTTAATCATTTTAGTTCTACTACCACTGTTAGTCTTACTGAATTCTTCATCAGTCATATTCTTTAAATCGTATATAGCATCATGAAGTTTCTTTTCTCTTTCTCTAAGCTCTTTCATATAAACAGCTTTAGCTTTATCAATAGATTTACCTTCTGTTAAGTCAGCAAATAGATTTTCTTTATTAATATCTTCATATTTTGCGCCTTTAGTCATAAGTACTTCATTATCTTGATATTTATCATTAGTTTCTAGATCAGGTGAGAAAATTAATTCTATTCTATCATTTTTATTAATTCTAGTAGCTTTATTAAATTCTTCTCTAGCGTCTTTATATGTTTTAAATTCAATATCATTTAAATACTCATCAGTATTTGTATCAATATGTAAAACATAGAATTCTAATTCATTACCTCTATCTTTAATTATTTTTTGCATTTCATTTCTAGAAACAGAGGCTGATTCTTTTTTCATTTCTTTATCCCTTACCTTCTCTTTAGTATCTTGAGTAGACTCTTTCTTAACAAGGTCTTTCTCTATTTCTTCTAGCTTATTAGCAAAGCTTTCATATAGCTTAGCATGTTCTTCATCTTCTTTAGCAAGATTTCTTACAGACTCTACAAGGATGCTTTTCTTCACATGTTTTTTAGATTCTGTTAAGTGTGCAACTGCTGTTTGAAAACTTGGGTTATAAACGAAGTCAAATGACATTAATTCAAATGATTCAGGTACAATAGCTTCTACCTGTTCACCATTAGCTTCTGTTAAAACAGATTCACCAAGTGCTCTTGATGATACACCTAATAAGTGTCCACCACCACGTGCCTTAGAGTAGTCTAAGAATGTTTTAACAATACGTCCATTAGGGTTATTAAGAACATCTGCTACACCATCCCATGAACCATCATCATTACGATGTGCTTCTACCCATGCGATCGCAGCTTCTTTTAATAATAACTCTACATGTCCATCATCTGGATGATCAAGACTACCAAATAGTGTAGATGGTCTAAGCTTACCATTCTCATCAATGAACTTACCACCTTTACCAAATGCTGCAAGTTGTGCCCAAACTTCAGGTACATACTTTGTTTTGTTTTGACTAATCATATTTTCTACAGTCATACCTTTTACTTCAAATGTACCAAGTATCGGACTGTCTTTGTCAGTTGATGGTTTATAAGATTCTATAATACCAACATTATATTTCTTTTCAACAAATACTTTTTTACTCATTTTATTTCATCATTCCTTTTCTATAAAGTTTTACCTTTATAATTTTTTAAGTCCCCATTGTTTGGCGAACTGTGCTAATGCTATAATTAATTTTCTTTTTGTTTTATTTCTAATTAGTTCTACATACTTTCTAATAACTGGATCAATATCTCTATCAACCTCTTCAAAGTCTGTACTAGCAACTATTGTAAATCCTTGGTAGTAACCAGGAGCTACTTCTATTTCTATCTTATCATAGTATTCTAGAGAATCTAATTCAGTTTCTAACTGAACAAAATCTACAGAATATCTATGTGATGTTATATATACTTGTCTAACTAATGATTTTAATAAGCCTATATAGTAATGCTTTACTTTGTCTTTTACCATTTGTACATCATCTTTGAAGTCCCTTAGATCAGATACTGCTGCCACATAACCATATTCTTCATCCATAACCTCTAAAGCATGGTCCCAGTCGTCTTCGTCTTCACCTAGAAGTTCTGAATATTCATTCTGTATAAGATATTCTATTTCATCATACGTATAACCATAGTATGTAGGAAGACCATCTTCTGATAGTGACCAATTACGTGCGCCCTCAGCTATAATCTTTATTTTATCTAATTCTTTATTTTCATTAACAGCTTTAAAGACTTCTCTTAAATCTGCTGCTAAGTCTTCAATAAGTTCTTGATTGTCCATAAGTGTCATGTAATATTCATAACGCTCATCTGGACTTAACTCTTTAAACATTTCTATTAAATAATCTTTTACAGAAGAGAATGGTAAGTCTGCAATAGACTCATACATTTCCCATAAAAGATTTTCAACCATCCAATGACCTTCACCTTTTCGTTCAAGGTCACCATCTCTTATTGCTGCTTCATTAGCAACTTGGTATTTATAAACAATAAATGGATGCGTACCTTCTAATTGAATGTCATGTATACCATATTGATCTTCTATACTAACTAGGTACCTATGATTCTTTAAAGCTTCTACTTGTGTAATAGCTGCCCCATTGATATAGTCACCAGGTAATAAATCTTTAGCATACTTCATTTCAGCATTATGCTTATCTGTAAGTTTAGTACTTTCTTGTATATCATTTAGTGGTTTTATACGTATCACTTCTTCTCTAGTATATGAATCTAGTAAGACTTCTGGAATAACATAAACAGCACCAGAGTCATACATATCTTCATCAATATCAAAGCTTAATTCTTTACCTAGAGTCATGTCCATCATTTCTTTATCATATGCTGCAAAGGTTTCAAATGCATATCCAGTAGGTTTAATAGTTACCATATAGTCATAATCTATATCATAAGCAACCTCTAAATATTCTTTAACTGCTATATATTCTTTTAGGCTATATGGACCTAGTGGAAATGTAAATATTCTTTTTTTACCTGACCAAGCTCTTCCCATGTTCTTAGGAGTTACTTTGCCTGTAGTCATTAAGGCATTATATTCTTGTTGTGAAATAAATCTTATTAGTTCCATATATTACCTCTTTATTGTTTTAAACTTTTTTTACTTGATATGCTCTAAGACCTTTATCTTCAAAGTCCTTATAAACAAACTCAACTTCGTCTCCTACGTTTAAGGTTTTTTTACCTTCCATAAGAATTTGTGAATAATGCACGTAGATATCTAAGTCTAGATTATCTGTACATGAAATGAATCCATATCCTTTAATTGGATTAAAACTCTTGACTACGCCTCTAGCTTGTATAATTTTTTCTGCCATAACTTTTTCTCCTTATTATGCTATTTTACCAAGAATTTCTTAGTAAAAATCTTATTATGTATTACATAATATAATATGCTTATTATATGTTTTATTATATATTTATTTTATAATATCTTTATTATTTATTATCTTATAGTAATAATAACAGTAATAATAACAGTAATAATAACTACGCCTTACCTTTCTTGATCTTATAATACTCATTTACTAGACTTTGATAACCTAGTTCTTTAATCTTATCATAAGACAATCTATAGAACTTCTTACCTTTTGTCCATGTTTCACTATCTAAGTATCTTATGCATGAGACAAAGTATTGATCTAAGTACTTAAGAGATTCTATTGTATTTATATTTGGTAAGTACCATCTAGACCAATTGATTGAATCATCTTGATCTGAATATAATTTATAATTAATCTTCTTTATATAATCTTTTAGTGCTACGTCCTTTTTAACATGTTTTCTTTTAGCCCACTGTATATACCATTTAGCTCTTCTCTTAAATCTCGATTTCATCTTCTGTAGAGCTTTATCAGATATATCTATTGTACGGCCTACATATTTAAATCCTAAGAAAGTTATACCTGTCTTAAGATTAAACTCTTTCATCTTTTTAGGATTAAGCTTAATACCTAGTTTTTCTATCTCTTTAATAAAGAAGTCTAAAGCTTCTTTACCTACAATAAGCGTATCATCAGCATATCTTATATACTTATACTTTTTCTCATACATAAGCATATCTACTTCATGCATATAAATGTTTGCTAAGATACCTGCAATTGGACTACCTGCCATAACACCTTTATGGTTATCTATTACAACTTTATTGTTTACTTTAACTCTTTCCTCTTCTAGTAAACTCATAATAAGCTCACAGAGGTCTAAATCATCCTTTAGAAAGTCTTTTAACTTTATAGAGAGTAAATCTAAAGGTATAGAGTTAAAGTAGTCTGAAAAGTCATTTTTAAATACTCTATCTGTTTCTTTTAATCTGAAACTTCTTAATAAATTAAAAGCAGACTTAACAGACTTACCTTCAGTGTAAGCAATAGAATTATTAGCAAAGACATGGTTATAGTTCTTTAATAAATACATAGACATTACTTTTAAGATTAGTCTATAACGACCTGGATATACATACACTGTTCTTGTCTTTGACGTGTTATAATTCTTTAGCTCTTTCCTTTTAGGTAATGGGAATCTATTTAAATAATCTTGATCAAATGTTAAATAGATATCCTCAGTTAATATTTTATTGATCTGTTTGATAGCTCTCTTATCTGGGAATTCTTTATTTTCTTCTTTAAGTAAATACTCTTCCCAAGAGCTTCTTAACTTTATAAACTCATAAAAACTCATAAACTCTCCTTATTTTTGATACTCATATTCCTTACGTGCAAATTCTAAGAACTCTCTTAAATATTCTATATCATAAGATAAAAGTGTCTCTATTATGTCAAGATCTTCTTCATTTGCCATACTATAGATAACACCTTCTGTAGACAAGCTATCTCCCCAGTATTCAAAGTCATTCATTCCCGGTGCTTTAACAAATAGATCCCATGGATATTCTTCGTCATAAGGCATAAATGTAACAAATACTTCAAATTCCTCTATAGGAACTCCTGGATACTGCTCATCCATAATTTCTGGATATTGCTCTTCTAGAACTTGTGGAAATAAGTCAATAGCACCAAAGCCAGTCTTACTTTTTAATAGTTCTAGTATTTCATCTTGTGATTTCATTATTCTGTAAATTCTTCTGCTGTCACTTCTTCGTCTACTACTTCTTCAGCTTCAACGTTGTCAAGTTCTTCTTCAGCTTGTTCTAATTCTTCTTCTAATTCTTCAGCAGCATGATCAAGTTCTTCTTTAACTTCATCATCTACAACAAGTGTAACTGTCTTAACTTCCTTTTGTATTGCTTCTAAGGTTACATCTCTTCCTGAGCTATAATCTAATTCTAAATTTTTAAATGTTACTTTCTTTGACATAATCTTTGTCTCCTTCATGTTATTCATATAAGTATACTTTAACTAATTCTCTTACTTCTTCTTCTGGTAACTGATTTACCTCAACTATCTCTTTGATCATTTCTGCTTGCTTCTCACCAACGTAATTATGTAAACTTTCTAGAAGTACTTTGATAGGTAGTTCTTTAATTAATAAATCAGTTAACATTTTCATGTTTTTACACTATGCTTAATTAAAATTAGCTTTCATATTCCTCTAGTAAGTCTTTTAAATCTTGTACGGTGAGTTCTTCATCATTAGCTCTTCTAATAATTTCTCTTGCTACTTCTTCACCAAAATGATCATATAATGCTTCTTCAAACTCTTCGATTGCTCCATAATATTGTGCCTCAATAGAAGCTAGGTAGTCAATCATATCATAAAAATATCTATCCATTGTCTTTCTCCTTCTTACTGCTAGTATATTAGTTATTATCAACTAAATCTTCATAATCTGCTAATATATAAGCATCTATATATTCTTCACCATTAAATATGTGTTCTATTATTCTAGAGTAACCATCGATTACTATTTCATCACCTGGTTTATTATAGAACACAATAGGGTTGTATAAGCTATCTCTATCTTCTACTTCCTCTGGTTTATATCTATAATAATAGTTTGGATCATCCATTAATCCTAACTCATAGTCTAGTGCTTCTTTAAAGCTCTTATCTACGTATAAAGACTTTATAGGGATTTGTTTTAATACCCACTCATTAGGTTCTACATATGCAGTTAACCAGCTATCAGGGACCATATCGGGATCCTCAGTGATCCATTTGACATATTCAGATACATCATTACCTGATACTGCTTTATTATCTCTTAAACTTTCATATAGCTCTTCGTCTTCCACAGGTTCAAAGCCTTCTACATCTTCTTTCTTTATATAACTAAAACCAGAATCAGGAAACATAATAAGTATCCCTTGACTACCAAGATCTGATAGTACAATATATTCTGGCGGTAATGTATAAGATTCAATTTCATAGACTTCTTCTGTTTCATAGTCATCTGGATAGTTATCCCTTACATCTTCCCTAGTTGCACAAAGCCATACTGAGTACATGACTTCATTTGCTTTAACTTGTTGATTATTGATAAATGCTACAGCTTCTTCATATGATGGCTCAGAGATATAACCTTGGTCATATAGGGTATCCAAGATATCTTCATTAGCTAGTTCTTCATATTCAAACTCTAATGTTAGTAATGCTTCTTGAAACCCTATAGTTCCTACGTTAGGATTACGGTAGCCTATACCATTTTTCTCTAACACCTTTAGTGATTCTGATTTATAAGTCATATAGGCTTACCTCTTTCTTTATCCTTTAATTACTTTTTGTTCTTTTGTGCTATGTGGTAGTGTTGTATAAATTAGTGCTTCTACTTGTGTTCTAATCCATTGTTCTAAGTCAGGATATAACAATCTAGCTTGTTCTTTAAGTTCATCTGTCATATTAGCTAAAGCTAAGTCAACTGCTTTTTGTAAAGCTAACACTTGATTCTCTTTATTGAACTTACCATCTTTCTTTAACTGATCAACAAATGTTTGTTGAATAGCTAACACTGAATTTTGAACGATTTCAGATACTGCTAATAGAGCTTTTTGAATCTTTTCGTTCTTAGTCTTTTCTGCAATCCATGCATTTAATCTAGCAAAGCCTAATGCAATTAGACCAGCTACACCTGCAGCAACTGCATATAAAACTGTTTCTACTACTGGTTCTAACCAAGTAGCCATTAAAATTAATTCTAACATAACTTTAACTCTCCTTTATATTTTTAATAGCCTAATGCTATTAAGTAATTTCTAAGTGATCTAACTGAATTAGCTTCATCACTATCTTTACCATATTTTCTAATGGCTTGTTTTAATACTTCAGTCATTTTATCTTTAAATTTTGGAAGCTCATCTTCTTTTAGTGCTGTTACATTGTAGTTTAGATGTCCACCTAAATCACTAAGATAATCAATAATTTGGTCATATGATGCTTTTCTTGGCATCCATGTACCTATTTTTGGACCGGCTGTACTACCTTTTGTTGCTAGATACTGTGGACCATTAGCATAAGACTCTTCTTGTTTAGATTCTTCAAACATATCGTCTTCTTCATTATCTGTTGGTTCACCATATTCCTCTTTTAATGATTCTAAATAATCTTCCCAGAATGCTTCTACGCCATTATATAACCAGTCTTGTACTTCTTGTAGACCTTGGTGATTAACTAATAAATTTAAATGTCTATCACCATTACCCCAAGGTGTATCTACTGTAATATTATCATATTGGCCATTGGCTGGAATCACTTGATCATTAAAATAATCTATAATATCCCAAGTGTTAATATAACCAGACTCAACATATTCCATAACATCATCTGATATTTCAAAGTCGTATTCTTGTTTAGGTTCTAAGTCAGACCAAGAATCTCCATCCCATTCAAGCATGTCATACTCATTAGGTTGAATTAATACATCTGAGTCAAGCACAAAGTCTAATATCATATCTTCTAGTTGTCCTAAAAGATATTCATATGTTTCTTCTTCATCACTGCTTTCATATACAGTATCTGGAATACTTTCTAAGAAGTCAGATATTTTTTCATTTGTTTGATCGGCTAAGAATGCTGCAGCAGGACCTGCTGTTTCTTTACCATAGCCTCTATAGAAGTAGTCACCATCATTAAACCAACGATAACCAATCTTATTCATTGCTCTAACAATCTCGCCACCTAAAGTGTCTGCATGACCTTCTTGTGGAACAAATGCATCGAATAAGTCTTCTAATGTTGGATTCTCTGGTAGGTTACTTAATAATTCTTGTACTCTAGCTAATCTAGCTTTTTCTTCTCCAGCTTTAGCTTGTGCACTTTGTCTAGCTGTGTCTCTTTGGCTTCTTTTATCTGCCATAGCTTTATCTAGCTCTTCTTTCATTCTTTGTTCTTCAGCATCTAATTCTTCATCAGTAGGAAGTCCAAATTGATCTGGTGCTTCATTAATAGTTCTAGCTTGTTCTTCTATATTATCTGTTTCATCATTATCATAAGCTAATTCTTCTGCTTTCATTCCAACCATAAATTCAACTTCACTCATATCAATAATTGTGCCTTGACCAGTGATATAAACATTTGGATATTCTTCTTCATTGTAATAAGCTGAGTCAACTACATAGTAGTCACCATAAAGTATACCCTCTGCTTCTTCTATAAGATCATCTTCACTAAGTTCTATATTTAATTCTTTGAATTTTTCTTCTAATATATTTACTACTTCTTCTAACTCTGTGAGCACTTTTCCATTATCCACAGCTTTACCAGCTTTGCTTTCTTCTTTTTCTAAGAACTTTTCTACAGCTTCGCTAGTATTTAGTTTCTTATTTCTAAATATCCATTTTATTTCACCTAAATCAAATATAGTCCCATTAGATGTTGTAAATACGGCCATATCTAAGTGAACCATATCTCGAATAAAGAATACTCTTTCTTCTGGTAGTGAAAACCATTTTACTAGTCTTATCGCTTGTTCTTTACTTACTTGTGGATACTTTTTAATTAAATACTCAGACAATTCTTGTGTATCTATTTCTTCTTTTTCTTCTTCAGTTGCTGGTTCACTTATTAAACCTTCTTCTCTTAATATAGCACCATATTCTTCTGTATCAAATTCAGGAAAATGTGGTTTTATATGAAAGTATAAGTATCTTACTAACTGTTCAAATGTAAACTCTTTGGTTATTCTTAATTGAAATCTTGCCCATTCTTTAACCCACTCAACATATTTTTCTTCTTCTTTAAACATTAACTCTTCTATTAATTTATAGGCTTCTTTGTATCCCATACTAGTCTCCTTTATATTCTTTAAAGTTATAGTTTTTTTACTGCCTTCTTCTATAGTAGATTCTCTTTTAGATACAAGTTCTAAATGATTAGGTTCATACCAACCTTCATATTCTGTATCTTCATTAGGCTCTGCGAATTGTACTAAGAACCAACCGTCTTCATCTCTGTCTAATATTTTACCTATTAAACCTTCTGAATTATACGGTGCACCTTTTTGAACAATTTTAACAGTATTACCTCGTCTAAATTTATGTCTAGCTTCTTCTATAACAGATTCTTCAAGTGATCCTAAAAATTCTACTTCATATTCCCATTCATAATCAAAGACTTCTTGTGGTACTGGTCGATTGTTATATTCATGTGCAAAGTATTCTTCAATAGCATCATCAACTTCTTCTTCAGTATAGTAGTCTTCACCTCTATATGAAAATTTAGGGAGTACTAATGCTTCTTCTTGAGTCGATTCAAATTGTTCCATGTCATCAATTCTTTCTAAGCCTATATCATCTGCTAGCATATAAGCAAAGTCTTCTCTGGCTTCTGGACTAGGTAATAGACTATAATATAAATTATCATTTGCATAAAGAGCATCTCTAATATAATCCATTGCTGCATTTGAATCATCAGTATCACTTAAGTCTATATAATCATCCATAAAGCCTAAGATATGATCTGCTTGTTCTTCAAGACGTTCTAAGAATTCTTGATCTCTTTGTTCGTCAGTATATTCATTAGTATTTAAGTATTCTTCATGAATATAAAAGTCTACATCATCCATATTAATAATGGTTCCACTAGTTGTTTTAAACCAGGCAATATCCATGTATTCTTTATCTAAGATGTATGAGTCTAGGCTGTCCATAACATATTCAGCTACTTCTCTTGCTTGTGCTTTATTTAGCCCATCATATTCTCTGTATAAGTATTTAGCTAGTTCCCATCCATCTCTGTTTTCATCTGTAGCTTCTTCAATAACAGATTCATGCATGTGTACATTATTTAATGTATGTAATGCTTTATTATATTCTTTCATAAATAACTCTTCAGAATAATGATCACCTACAACTTGATTAGCAAATTCCCATGCTGTAGCTTCCACATCATCAAATAGATCTTCTATAGTAGCACCAGGTACTAATACATGTTTTACTACATTATAGATATCTTCTACAGTTAATGTTCTGATAGATTCTTTTTGAATATCTTTAAGATAAATTAGATCTTGTTCTTTCCAACCATAAATAGATATTTGATTAAGCTCTCTACCTTTAGCTAAAGCACCATTTAGATCTTCAATATTAACTGAGTAGTCAATATAAAGTATATTAGTCTCTGGATCAAGCCATAAGCCAATGTCATAGTTTTCTTCATTTTGATCTACCATAGGATATAAGTAATCTTTTAATAACTGTAATCCTGTAATATATGGTGGCTTAGACATATCAATCTTGTGCATGTCTTTAATACTTACTTGGTAACCTGATCTATAATTTCTAGATTCTAGATCTTCACCATCAAGGGTAAAGCCACCAAGGTTTTTGATTTCTTTTAATACATAGTTAGCAAATGCTATATCATTTTTAAGCTTTATTGCACCTATATCTTTCATTCTTTAGTCTCCTTTATTTCTTTTATATGTCTATTTTAACATATATATTTGTATTTGTAAACAGTTTTTAGAAATTTTGTTAATTTTCTGTAACTGTTTTATTTTCTTCTACTGGTTTTTCTTCTAGTTTATCATCAAGTTTCTTTCTTGATAATCTTTTTTTCTTACTTTCATTATAGACTTCATCATACTTGGCTTGTGTTCTCTTTTGATATACATTGCATATCTCTTGATACTTGGCTTTTATATCTGAGTTACCACCTAGCGCAACATACTTAGGAAATAGCTTATCTAAATAAGCTTTCTCTGAGTCTTCTATATTACCTGTAATTCTAAGCTTATAGTAAATGTCTCTAAAGTCTTTCTTATAGGCTTCAATAAGGCCATCTTTCAATATTGATACAGCAACACTAAGTTCTTTCTTTTCCTTAGTATCTACTTTTTCATAGTCTGCTAGCTTTTTCTCTACTTGTCTAATATCAAAGCTAAGCGACGTTTTAATTTCTTCAAGCTTAACAGCAATGCGTTCTTCTTGTCTTGTATTATTTTCAGTTAGTTCTTCTCTGATCATTTCTCTAAAACGATCATTCACCTTACTTTTAGCTTTGGTAATATAAGCCCATATAATCCCCCAAGCAGTTAAAAGTCCTGCAAGACTGATGATAAACCCTATAACCTGATTTACTGTAAATGTTACTTCTGCGATTGGCATAATCTTAATCTTCTCCTTGTACTATATGTTTAACCTCCGACTAAATGAACTAACTAAACAGAATAAGACTAACTAAAGAGCTAGTCTTAAAATGTGTCTAACCATGCATCT